TCATAAGAACCTCTTCTGAATCCAGAGAAACCTAAGTTCAATGCCATTTCTTCAGAGTTTTCAAATAATCCATAAGCAGTACCACCTTGAGCACCTCCAGAGATTGCAGCTAACATATCGTCAAAATCTAAAGACGTTTGTCTTTGTAAGAATAACATGTTTTCTTCAATAGCTCCTTGAGTATCTAAGTTTTTCAAGATGTCATCGAAAGTGTCAAGACCTGCAGAAGCAGTGAATCCTACGTTTACATTACCTCTATCTTCGATAGCAGCAAATAAACCTTGAGTACCTTTGTAACCAGCATTAGCAGCAGATCCAGCTCCAGTACCTGTAGCTTTTTCTCCTTCTACTACAGACATTTCTAGGTAGTCTTCAAAACGTAATCTTGTTTCAGATTCAGCTTTTAAGTACCATAAATATCCAGATGTTCCGTCTTCAGTAGCAACTTCTACCCAACCGATTTGAGCCATATCAGATCCGTTTACAACGTATTTATTTCTGATAATAATTGGTGAGTTAGAGAATTGAGTGAAAGAAGGCTCAACAGATACATATCCGTCAGCAGCTCCAGCATTTACAGTGGAGTTAGGTGTAGATGAACCTTTTCCATATTCAGATCCAAATACAAATATTTTAACACCTGTAGTGGCTAAACCAGCTATAGTAGCTGCGCTGTAAGGACTTACAACTAAAGCTCCAGTTGTTAAGTTAGATGAAATTACAACAGCCTTTATTTCGAATCCTGTTGAATCCATAGCAACGATAGTAGCTCCAGGAGATACAACGTTAGCAACATAATCTTTAGGATCAGCTGGAGTTAAAGCAACAGGAATAGTAATTGTACTTGTTGTTCCTGATACACCACTAGTACATTCTTCGTAAGAGATGTGTAATCTGTTTTGCTCAGACCAAATTACTTGATCAGAAGTCATTGGCATTTCTGCCCCTACCATTCTTAAGAATCCAGATAATGTTCTGTTTCCGTAACGCTCTACTTCTTGTTCGTAGATCTCTGGTAAGTATTGTTGTGCGAAAGTGTCTGTTCCGTTAGCACCGTCGTTAAACTTTAGATAATTGCTATCTAAAATTTCTTGTTTTTGAGATGGTTTCAATGAACCAAATTGTGGAGTTAAACTCATTTTGTTTAATTTTGTTAGTTAAATTTTCTTGTTTTTATCTTTAATTTTGAAGAATCAGCACCAGAAATAGCTTTAACTTTTAAACCATTAATAAACACATCACCGCCACTAGTTTTCCTAGGTTCAGTTGAAATGTTTTTTGATTTAATCATAACATCTCTAACAGCATCGGCTTTGCCTTGCTCATAAAAATGTTGTGCTATTGTATCAGCGTTTCTAGCAGCATATAAAGCTTTGTGGTAACCTTTAGTATCTTTTACCTCTCCTTTATCATTTAGGAACGTCCCAATGAAGTTAGAGATATCAGATTGTGCTTCTGCTACCTTTTGTGGATTTTTTACACTGTACCTGAATTTACTTTCACCAACATTAAAATCAAAACCTTTGAAGTCGTTAGTTAATAATTCATTAGTACGTTTTAAAAATTCCGAGTGTTTTGCTTTACCAGCTTTCTGCTCTTCATTATATCGGTTAAAAAAGTCAGTGGCTTTTTGTTGGTCTTGAGTTACGCCTGGTCTCAACTTGATCTCATCGTAGTATTTACTCTTTGTTTCCTCTAAAAAGTTTCTAGCTTTTGCAACTTCTTCTTTAAATGCAAGTTTTTTCTTGCGTATATCCCTCTGCTCGTCAATGTCTTCATCGTATGAAAAATCTTCTAGCATAAGACTTATATCGTCACCTTCTAAATAAGGCTTCGTTTGTTTATAGTATTCTTTTAATAATGTTTCGTTATCAACATTAGAGTAATCAGCGTTAAGTCTAACATAGTCGTTTATATTACCACCTGTTTCCTCCATAAAAGAAACTAGCTTTTCGATGTTTTCTGGTAAGGGCTTGCCAATTACTTTTTCATCTCTAATAGCTTCTTTGTATTCAGCCTCCACCTCTTTAACTTCTTCCTCAACCTCTTCAACTAATTGTATAGGTGAGTTAGATTCTTCGTCGGCTACCACTGTTTCTTCAACAACTGGTACTTCTTTTTCTTCCTTGATAACTACTTTTGTAACCTCTGGCTCTGTTTCAATCAAAGGTTCTTTCATGCTAACCTTAGTGATATTATTCTCTGGTGTAGCTAATTTCTTAGGTGTCTTTTTTTTCTTTAATTTAAATTCACCCTCTTGTTTTACTGTTTGTTCTGACATAATATAATAATATAAAATTAATAAAGTTTTTTTATCTAGGGTCGAATTGTTCTAATCCAAATCCGCCTAGTGAGTCAAAACCTGACGACTCAAAATTCTTAGGTAGTTCATCGTTCTGACGTTGCGCTATAAGCTCTGATTGTTGTGTAGCTTGTATTCTAGTTCTTTCGTCCTTACGATCTTCTATATCTTTTTCTTTTCCTTTTTCAGCCTCAGCTCTAGCTTTCGCTAATTGAATATTGTAGTTAAACTCTTCAGCCATAAGCTCTTTCTTGATTTGAGCTTCAGTCTGCATACGTTGCATTTCAAACTGAGACTTACCCTGTTCTATTTGAAGTGTTGTTTGAGCTAACGCTTGTTGTTTCTGAACCTCAGCCATAGCGGCTTTTTCAGCACCTTCGGCATTTGCTTGAGCTTGAGCTTGTATGTTTTGCATTTGAGCCTGCCTATCAGCCTCCATCTTTTGCTTACGTTTTATTTTAAGCATTTGATTTGCTAACTTAATATTGGATATCTGTCTTAAATCTATAACATCTTCAAGATCAATACCTCCAGACTGTAATGCTATTTGTATATTTCTTTCTAACATTTGTCTTTCTTCTTCATCAGGCTCTAGATCTAAAAATATACCGAACTCATGCATGTTTAATTTTTCAATCTGCTCTAGTGTATTAACATTAAAGCTACTTATAGAATTCATTAAAGCGTTCTTAGTTAAAGGGAAGTTTAACATATCCGCCGCTCTTAGACTTATATTCTCACATATTCTAACAGTGATATACATTAATGATTGAAGTATATGCTTTGTTGCTGTATTTGATGCAGCTGCGGCTAGTTTCTGTAAACCAACTAAAGAATCTTTTGCCGGTTGACTACCGTCTCTAGCTTCATTAAGCCCTGTCACATCTCTTATCATCTGTAAGTAGTATTGATAAGTTTGTATAAGCGCTTGTATCTTGCTCATACCTGACGATGTTTGTAATTCTTGTATTGGTACTTTAGCTCTGTTAGGATCACCATCTTGTGTTAATGATCTACCAACTATACTACCAGTTTGGAAATACATATTAAGTGCTTCCTGTGGATTATAATTTGTTCCATTACCAAGATCAACTTCAGCTAATCCGTCAACATCTACAAAAACACCATCTGGTACCATACGTGCTAACACTTGTTGTATCTTTAAGTGAGTCAACTGTATCATATCAGCAAAACCTATAGTTTTACTTACTATACTCTCAACTCTACCTTTGTACATTCTAGGAGCAGATATAGTATAATTCATATTAACCCTAGTTTGATCACTAAAAGGTCTAGTCATATTTTCTGCTAACTCCCACTTAAGCATCTTTTCGTAACCTAATATCTTAGCACCGCTATATAATACTTCTATAGATCTACTTACTTTATTGAAGTTATCACTCTCAGGCGGATCAAATGTATCGTCCTTTTGTAAAGCTTTTTCAAGACCTTGATCTGTTTGCTTTATTTTAAATACTTGATTACTATATGTTTTGTATTCAAAGTATAAAACTTGAACATTATCGTTATTACTATCTTGACCGTTAAAATTCCTGGTTCTAGTTGAATCACCTGGATAACGCTGTATCTCTATAAGATCTTCATCTGTTAGGTTCGGAAATTGTTTTTTAACTTCTTCCAACGGTACACTTTTAACTTCTCCTACGTAGTATATATCCTCAAAGTTTGGATCTTCTGTGTAAGAGTGTACTAGATTAACTGGATCTACATAATCAACAGTAACTCCATTAGCTAGATTAAAATCAGTTTTACTAGCACCTATACCTAGTACAACTAAATCGTATGCTACTCTTTTCTTAACCTCTTCGTATTTATTATAATCTAATACATTATTTATAAGCTCTTCTTCTGCTATTTCTACAGCTTGCTTATATGTTAACTGCATATGTAACTCTAGCTCTTCTTTACTTTTAGGTAGCTGATCTTTAGGTACGTTAGTTCTACTTAAATCAATACCAAAATTCTGTTGAGCTTCTTGTATAAGGTTTTGTGAAAAAGCATCTTCAGCTAAATCAGTGGCATGCTGTGTTCTTTCTTTTACAGCAAACGGATCTGATGCAAATGATTTTATCTCATAACCTTTATCTGTCATACCGTTAACAACAATATCAACAAACTTAGATAACACCGCTACAGGTTTCCAGTCTAGGTTTAAGTAGCTTAAGTCACCGTTTATAGATAACTCATCTTTATATTTTTGCACAGACTGTTCTCCTCTTGCGTAGAGTCTTAACTTGTGAAAGTATTGCCAATTACCTGCAAATCTACCACCGACGTTTGTACCTCTATCGCCTTTGAACCATTCATCTTCAATGGCTCTACCTACAGCATAACCATATTCTAAGGTTTGCTTTTCTGCGTCTGGTACTACCTGACTAGGGAAAGAACTATTTGTGTTAGTATAAATCATTTATTTTATTATTTTTGAAATACTTCCGTTGTTGTCATATCGGTTAAAAGATAATTGCACTTTTCTCCTCTGTGTTCTATATACTGGTGAATACTTATTTTTATTGCAAGCCATAGCAGCAAGTCCAGAACTTATTGTAGCATCATGCTTTGTTCTATTGTTTATATTAAATCTTGCCCAGTCTTCTAATGTTCTTTGAAAATACATTTGACCGTAGCCTTCACCTGTGTAGCCAACGTGATCTTCTATGTATGTTTCAATAGAAGCCGCATGAGCTTGTTTTATATCCTCGCTAGAGTTTGGTATTCCACCAATTTCCTTTTCAGTTACAGATAACTTATTGTATGCTTTATCAGGTCTATTTATAGAGAAGTTTCTATAACCTCTTCTTTTTAAATAGTACAGTAATCTTGGTTTGTTGTTCTCTGCTAGTATTGGCATTCCATAAAAATGCAAAGCCATAAGCACGTCTTCAAAAAATATCTCAGCTGTCTGAGGTCTAGCTATGTATTCTAAGAAAAACATATTAGACGGAGCATTATCCATATTAAATTTAGTTAAACCGTGCAGAGATCCGTTAGAACCTCTCTTGTCAACTGTACCTGATATATCATAGCTATCACATCCAAAAGCACCTATATGCTCGCTACCTGGATATTTAAGGCCATTTTTAACAATAACATTGTTTTGTAAGTTCATAGACGGAATCCACGATACATAAAACCTACCATTGTTATTTGGTTTAAATTCAACCACTGTATCTTTTACATCACCTCTCCATTGAAAACTACCTCTTGTGACTAAACTTTTATTTCTAACTTCTTCATTGTAATCTATCTGCTCGTATATCTTAGTTAGATTATATAAAGATAATTTTGCTTCATCTCTAAAAGCATGTTTCTCTGTTCTTGGAAACTGACGGTAGTATTCGTTTAATCCATCTTGATCACTCTTTAAACCATCAACTTCGTTCTCCCAATGCTCTATTACTCCTGTTGTAATTATGTCACCCGCTGGATCTACTGCTTTATCTTTTGGCGTATCGAATACAGGTAAGCCATAAGCGTCGATGAATCCTTCGTAATTCCATTCCATAGGTATGAACAAACTATATAATCCTGAGCTAGTCTGTCCGTTGCGGTTTCTCTCCCTGACGTCTGAAGCATAATATAATTTTTTAAAATTAGCACCACCTTTGTCTAAAGCGTTTGAGGTACTACCCATCATACATTTACCAACTATCTTTTTACCTAATCGTAAACAAGTTTTTGTAACTCTCCAGTTATTTAGTATGTTGTCAGGTCTTTCCCACTTACCACTTTCATCGTGTACTAGTATCTTTAGTTTCTCACCATCGTACGAGTTGTCCCCGGTGTTCTTCCAGTCGATCGTTGTGTCGAGCCCCTGTTTATCCTCTGACGCGATACCCTCGTCGAGTTTCTTACGGGTAAGTTTCGAGGCTGGGACCCTATAAGCGAGTTCTGTCTTCGGCCTGTCCATACCGTCCTGGATCGGCTTGAAGAAGAAGGGATAATTAACCGAGATGGGGACGACCTTATCAGTAAACATCTTTTTAGCGTCTTGTCCTGACTTTGATAAAATGCCAAATCTTGAATCTGTGGATATTGTAGCAAGGTTAACCGCCTCACTTGATGCCATGAAAGAGAAACCTGATCGTCTGTTCTTAAGATAGCACATTCCGTAACACCGTACATCCGCTTTACAAGCTTCCCAGAAGATAAAGAATAATCTGTTTGATTCTCTATAGTCTGCTGCCCCAACATCAATCTTGGACCACTGCAAGAACATATAGTGAGTACCAGTAATATAATTGCTATTACCATTGTTTTTGAA